CAATTACAAATCCATACCCTTGATTTACCCACATTCGTTAATCAGATTCATCGCCATACTGTTGGCTTTGACAGCCTGTTTGATGAATTAAATCGTGGATTTGCCAACAGCAAAAGTGATAACTATCCCCCACACAACGTTATTCGTTTAGACGATCAGCACCATGTGATTGAAATCGCGGTTGCTGGTTTTGCCGAAAGCGAAATTGATGTTGAGCTAAAGGACAGCGTATTAACTGTGCGTGGCGAACAAGCCAAAAAAGATGAAGAAGTTGAGTATCTGCACAAGGGATTATCAACTCGTAACTTTGAACGCACATTCCGTTTGGCTGACAACACCGAAGTACGTGGTGCCACAATCAAAAAAGGAATCCTGGCCATTGCTTTAGAGCACATTGTTCCTGAAGAACAAAAGCCTAAAAAAATTGCCATTACGTTTGCAAAATAAGTAATTAGTGTGTATAATAAGGGGAAGGCAACTTATTCCCCTTATTAAAATATCATGAGCGAAACAATGTCAAAAACCAAAACCCAGTCGGTAGTTCGTACCCGTATTGAACCCAAACTCAATATTGGTGAGCCACCGCAATTCCGTGTGATCTACATCAACGATGAACAAACCACACAGGAATTTGTAATAGAGACTCTCAAGGTCATATTCAACTATGATGAAGGTGCCGCTGTGTCTTTGACCATGAAAGTGCATGAAGAAGGTTCAGCTGTGGTAGCTGTATTACCTTATGAAATGGCTGAACAAAAAGGCATTGAAGTTACCTTGTTGGCTCGTAATAACGGATTCCCCCTACAAGTCAAAATTGAACAAGACAGATGATATTCAATCACATTCGTAAACTCAAAGAAGACGGTAAAAAAATTGGTATAACATTCAGCACATTTGACATGCTACACGCAGGTCACATTGCCATGCTAGCCGAAGCCAAGAATCATTGCGATTACTTGATTGCTGGCCTGCAAACAGATCCCACAATCGATCGTCCTGATACCAAGAACAAACCTGTTCAGAGCATTGTGGAACGTCAAATACAGTTGGCTGCTTGTCGTTATGTGGACGAAGTAGTTGTTTACCAAACTGAACAGGATCTAGTTGACTTGTTACTAATACTTCCACTGGATGTTCGTGTGTTGGGTGTTGAATACGAAAGTAAAGAGTTCACCGGTAAACACGAAGGTCTGCGTCGAGGCATTCAACCAATCTTTAATGGTAGAGACCATTCCTTTTCTAGCTCAGGACTACGCAGTCGTGTGGTAGAAGCAGAATCCCAGAAGTTATTGACAAAAAACACTTAATATAGTATAATGTCTATATGGACATAATGCTTGATTTAGAATCTTTAGGAACACGCCCAGATTGTGCTATTTTAACTTTGGGTGCTGTTAAATTTGACCCTTACACCCCTGATAGTTTTGGTGACAGCTTGTACTTACGTATAGACGTAGATGAACAATTAGCTCTGGGTCGAGAAGTACAACAAGATACACTTGCCTGGTGGTCAAACCAAGCAGAAGATGTTCGTGAGGAAGCATTAGGCGAAGGTAATCGTGTTAGCCTAGAATCAATGTATCGACAGTTAAATAAATTTACGGTTGGGGTTGACGCCATTTGGTGCCAAGGCCCAGCTTTTGATATTGTTATCCTAGAAAATATCTACAGGCAAATGGGTTGGCCTACCCCTTGGCAGTTTTGGCAAATACGTGATAGTCGCACACTATTTCAAGTACACGGTGATCCACGTGAAAAGAACAAAGCCGGCTTACACAATGCCTTAGAAGATTGCGTTAGCCAAGCACAAGGTGTACAAGCAATTTACCACTCATTGAAATTAGAAAAGCGTACCTACGCACGAGCAATGGAAAAAGCATAATGCAAATTATTTGGAATCGGGCGGCGGCCGAAAGTTTACGCACCAATCAAACTGTATTGGAATTAGAAACATTCCCAGTTGGAGATCAGACCATCACTGCTTATTGTGTGGTACCAGCTGAACGAGTATTTCCAGACATCGCACGTTTAGAAAATCTCAAAGAATTACACGAGTCCTTTATAACAGCACTTAATGAAAAAAATTATCAACTTTGCCAAGATATTGCACCCAATCTCATTGGATCCTTTGCCGGCGAACTAGATAGTTTTTATCAAGCTGTCTTAGACAAGATAAACACCTCCAAATAATAAACCCACTACTTAATTTGTTCTAGATCCTGTTAAATACTAATAGGAGCTAGAGTCTACACGATTCTACTACCGATAATAATAATAAAAAGAGGTAGCAGTATGCGTATGTTCAACAAGGTTATTCTAACCGGACTTGCTGTGTGGTCAACCACCATCCACGGCGCCCCCTTCAACGATTACAATTTTAAAAGCCCAAGTTTCAACGGATCGGGCTACAGTAGTCACGTCCTTACCATTGAAAATCAAGAGTTTTCACGCAGAGCACAGGTGGCCAAAGATATCCAGGCAGCTCTAGACAAGGCCAAAGCCGACAAGCAAAATACCAACATACAAAAGTTTTTAAACAACTTGGAAAGCCGTATCTACGCTCAGATCAGTCAGAACTTGGCCACTGCCATGTTTGCCAACAATAACTGTAGCGGTAGCAACAGCGTAGGTTGTTCAGGCACATTAAACTTTGAAGGTAATACCATATTCTGGAACAAAGATAGTAGCAACATTTATCTGCAGGTCACAGATACTGTGGGCAATCAAACCACAATTACAGTACCATTGGGTACATTTCAGTTCGGAAGTTAAATGCGTATATTATTTACACTACTTCTTGTTACTTTATTGGGTGGTTGTGCTGTTACTCAAAAAACCGGCATCACTGAATATCGTCCTGAGCCCACACCCAACAAAATGCAAAAAGAGTTTGATACATTACCCCCGCCCAGTGGTAAAAAAGTCACAGCAGCTGTCTATAGTTTTGCTGATAAAACTGGTCAGCGTAAACCTACACCGGGTATAGCCAGCTTGAGCTCAGCAGTGACCCAAGGTGCTGAAGTGTTCCTGATCAAGGCCTTACAAGATGTTGGTCGTGGTGAGTGGTTTGATGTGGTAGAACGTGTGGGCATAGATAGCTTGACCAAAGAACGTACTATTATACGACAAATGCGTGAAGCCTATGAAGGCAAGGATGCCAAACCATTAATGCCCTTACAGTTTGCTGGCATTATTATGGAAGGTGGTATCATTGGTTACGACTCAAGCTCTGAGTCAGGTGGTGCCGCTTATAGATTCCTAGGCATTGGCCCACAGACACAGTATAGCAAAGACACAGTGACCATTAGCCTACGTGCTGTGAGTGTGAACACTGGCAAGGTCTTGGCCGCTGTAAGTGTGACCAAAATAGTTTACAGCACATCGGATAGTGTGGCTGTGTTAAAGTTTATTGACAATAAGAATATTGCTAGTCAAGTTTTTGGCAACGCAGGAAATGCAGCCAGTATCACAGCCAGTATGTTTGAATTTGAAACTGGACTAACCATCAATGAGCCTGGCACCCTGGCAGTCAAAGCAACAGTGGAAGCTGCGGTGGTTGAGTTGATCAAAGAAGGTGAACGCAAAGGTGTTTGGAACTTTAAGCAAGAGGAAACACGAAATGATGTCAAACCTGTTACAACAGTTACACCGCCTGCGCCAGTTGCAGTTGCAGAACAACCAGTTAAAAAGCCAGAACCGGGGCCAATCGCAGTTGCAGAAACCAAAGCCCCAGTCCAAGCCCCAGTGACGCCGGCAACAGTGGCCAACAGAGTTTGGTTACGGGAAACAGAATACATTCATAAAGAAAAACGAGAAAACGGCCAAAAAACCTGGCAATTTCTTCGTGGTACAGAATTAACAGTAGTTGCTACCGAAGGTGAGTGGCTACAGGTTAAGGATCATCAAGGTAGAGGTGGTTATGTTTTACAAAAGGTAGTATCAGCAACACCGTTGGTTGTTGGGGTCAACGAACCAAAGGTCAAGAGTAGTGAAAGTAAAGTAGAGACCAAGTAAGGTCAAAAGGAAGAAGTATTATGAAACACAAACTAGCGACAAAAATAACAACAATCCTGCTAGGCATTGTGATGAGTGTAGGTGTGCATGCTGCGGATAACAGTATTTACATCGATCAAACAGGTGACAACGCCACCATTTCTATTACACAAGACGGAACAGGCAACGTTGTTCGCGGCATACAAGGTACAGGCACAAGTAATAGTACACCAGCTGGTATATACGGCGACAGTAACGAAGTAACAGTAAATCAAGTTGGTAACAGTAATACCTTAAATCTAGGAATCAATCGTGGCACAGGTACAGGAACTACAGGCAACACAGTGACTTATAGTGTGACAGGTAACAACGCTTTGGGTACTATTAATCTAAATAATACCAATGACAGCACAGCGTCAGGCAATACTGTGAGTATTACACAGTCAGGCAACAATGCCACTGCTAATCTTAACGTCAAGGGCGACGATAACTCAGTGACAGTGAACACCGCAGGTGGTGCCAACAATACATTCACTGGTGTTATTACTGGTGATACCAACACACAAAACATCAGCCTAACTGGTGGTGGTGGCAATAGTGCTGCGGTTACGCAAACTGGTAACGGTAATAGTGCCACAATCACAGCCGTGGGAGCCAGTAACTCGTTTACTGTAAGCCAGGCAGATGGTGGACATACTGCCAGTATCACACAAACAGGTAGTAGTAATACCTTTGGTGTAACACAGTCTGGTACAGGAGCTGCTAACGTGTTTAACTATACCAGTACTAGTGGCAGTGGAAATAGTGTAACTATTAACCAAATAGCTAGATAAGGAAAAACCAAATTGGTAGATCAACACCAACTTGAAATAATGTATCAACAGTGGATTCAGGGAATGAATGACTATGCCTATCGCTGGATTGATTTTGTGGAAATGGCTGCAAAGGTAAATGGTACCACAGCCGATCAAATAATGAGAGAACTACAGAAATGCACTTGGTTTATAAAAGGAGACTAATATGGACGGGACTACTATGCGTACTCTTAGGGAGTATATCCACGAATTGCGTAGCCGCAATTGGGACAATTACGGAACATTCGGCAACTCCGGCTTCGATACAACGCTCGAAAACCACTCTACAGGGGATCAAGGGGACCGGAGTGGAGATGCAGGACGCGGTCAAGACAACAGCAGGTAAAGTTGGCATAACCTTTGCTGACGATACACGAGTACAGGTCAATGAAAACAGTCGCTTGGTAATCGATGACTTTGTGTATGATCCCAAAAGCACCAAAGGCGGCAAGCTGGCTGTAAATGTTGCCGCAGGAACAGTAAGATATGCATCAGGGCAAATTGCTAAAAATAGTCCTCAAAACGTTGCCCTTAATACTCCCACCGCTACTGTTGGTGTGCGAGGCACAGACTTTACTGCCACAGTTGATGAACTAGGTGCCAGTACAATTATTTTATTACCCAGTTGTCCGTTTGGATGGACCAACGTAGAGCGTGATTGTAAAACTGGTGAAATTTCTGTAACCAATGATGCTGGTAGTGTAATACTTAATAAACCATTTCAAGCAACCAAGGTAGAAACACGCGGCAGTTTCCCCACTAAACCAGTGATAGTTAATCTTGTACCGGACGCTATTAACAATATGCTGATTGTGTCGCCACCCAAGGAACTATCTGAAGATAAAAATTCCACACGCATACAAAATCGAGGTGTGTTAGATGTGGATTTTCTCAAAGAAAACGGACTGGTCAATATGTTGGACCAGCAAAAAGAACAATTTAAAGACAGCCTTACCACAAGTTTGTTAGATCAAGACTTGCTGGCCAATATCTTGGATATTATCAACGCACAGATGGCAGCACAATTGGATTTTTTAAACACAGCCAAAAGTGGACTGTTACCTGACTATGCTGCTACCACTGGTGTCATAGCGTCAGTGGACGACTATTCGGTTAATCTCACCAGAGATGACGGAAGCAATGTACAAAGTGTGACTGTGCCTAAAAATCAAAACACCACCATTTATCAAATACAAGGCAGTATAGAAATTAAAAATCGCGTAAACTCAGGCGGTGGAACTACAATAACACTAAGGCAGAACTAATGAAAAGATTGTTTACATACCTGTTGATAATTTTTGCTGTGGCCTTGTTAGAGCTGTCCTGTTTGGGTTTGGTAAAAGCACAAACAACATCTAATGCTATCAAGATGGGCTATAACTTTGCAACAGTCAGTCAGACTGTGGTATTTGATAATACTATGCGAACAGGCGGAACACTAACTCTTTCTGTGCAGGCCATGGACGGCGGAGGACGCGGACCCGGTGATCCATTTGTCATACGGATGGTTTTTTACAACAGTAGTAATGCTATTGTAAACACAGCACAACTATCTAATACCTTGGTCTACGGAGCTACCGCCCCCACAACATATACAACGACAACTACCAACTGTGGTGGAAGCTGTGCCTCAGTTGCCTATGTTAAGTTAGAGTTCTATGGCAAAGATGGCGGCTACTGGGCCGGCAACTATGGACCCTATATTATCAACCCAAGTTTGAGTTTTAACGGCGGCCCTAACATTTTATATAATCCAGGATTTGGTGTGTACGGAACCAACGGCTATGCCCAAGGCTGGACCAGTAGCAATGGCTGGCAAAGTTGTGCCCTATACAGCGGAACACAAACCTGCGTTATAAACAACGGAGCACCAGTCAATGGCGGTAACTACTCGGTCACAGGCGGTTCTACCAGTGGATCCGCTGGAGGATATAGTGCGCCACCGCCAGCACCCACATACACAGCCAATATTACCACTGCACAACAATCCAGAGTTACAGCGTTTCAAGCCAAAAGCGTGGTCAACAACACCATATACATAGATCAAGTGGGCGATAACAATACCTTGGCCATCACACAATCAGGTCGTGCCAACGAACTCAAGGGTATAGGGCAACAGGCTGTACAGATACAAGGTAGTAGTAATAGCATTACTGTGCGCCAAGGTGACCTAGATACCTCAGGTAAAAACACAATAGAAATGCGTGTAGTGGGTGGCGGCAACACTTTGAACTTGAATCAAAGCGTAACTGCCACAGGAGCATCAACCAACAGTTCCAACAATCACTATCAGCGTGTGGATGTTACTGGTTATTCAAATTCTGTGACCACGCAACAAAACAACACTGGTGGTGTGGGCGGACACTATATGGAAACCACCATCAACGGTAATACCAACACAGTAAATGCCACACAGACCAATAATGCCAACAAAACCATGTTCAACACAGTCTCTGGCAATAACAATACTGTGTCGGTTGTACAAAAAGATAGCGGACAACACTATCTGGAAAGTACTCTAACTGGCAACGGTAATACCATAACAGCAGTACAAGAAGGAGCTGCCGCTAATCGTGCGTCAATCACAATCAATAACAATGGCGGTCCAGGATCAGTAGATATGATACAATCGGGTGGAGCCGTATATAACATAACAACAACATGTGTAACAGCAGGAGGATGCGGTACAATAACCGTAAGGCAGTAAAACAATCTAATAAGAGTGCAAAGCACCGGGAGATTATCAAATGATATCATTTACAGCAAGATATTTTCATCACGGTAGAAACGTGTTGGATGACGTAGGACTATATGTACAGGAATTAGGCGGCCATTTTGAAGTACATCGTGGACATGTGATAGAATTCTTTATACCTGAAGAATACAGAGAGTTTGTTATAATCAAGTATCCGTTTTTGCGTGAAGTAGAGTATGTGCTATGATGCCAGTATTTGGAAAACTTGATATTCCGCCAATTTGTCAAACCGACAAGTGCGGTCGGTACTCCCAGATACTTGCCAAGATGGGTGACAATAAAACCTATATGAAAAATTGTTGCAGACATTCATATAAAGATATAACGGAAGAAAAAGAACGCAACCGCAACAATAAATAGTTGTGTAAGTTTGAGATTTACTGTCGCCCCTAGCGGGTTCAACGTAGTAGAATGAGTTTCGAGATCAAGAGAATAATAATAAAGGATCTCGAAAATGAAGTTAGTAACAAAAGCCCTTGCGGCTCTCTCAGTATGTCTTGCCTTTGCGGCACAGGCACAAACACAAGATTACAGTTTTGGCACCGGCGACCTCAACGGTTGGACTGCTGGTGGTGGAACAGGCACACAAACAGGCAATTACGGACAAACTGGTATTGGTGTGAGCACTACTAGTGGAACACAGACTATCAGTTGCTGTGGTCCTAATACATGGAACATCAATCCCTACACAGGCAGTTACATGGTTGGTATGCAACCGGGTAGTCAACAAAACTACTCCGCAATGACCACAGCATTGGGACTAAGCAGTTCGAGTATTACCAGTCTAAATTCTTTAGTGGCGTCACAAGGCGGCGGCATTACCAGTGCCGCTTGGATCAGCAAAGACTTTACATTCACAGCACCAGCTACATTTAAAATGGCCTGGGTATACACAAGTACAGATTATGTGCCATTCAATGACGGAAGTATTGCCACATTGGTCAACACAGGGTCAGCTGACACATTTGGTAAGGTCAATAACGTGTTAGGACAGTACGCCCTACTTGGTGCTACCAATCCCAATACAGGCAACTACTCAACCGGCAGTTATGGATCAACCGGGTGGCAGTTGGCACAGTTTGATATTTTAACAGCCGGCACATACAAAGTGGGCTTTGGTGTATTCAACCAAGGCGATACTGCACTAAGTCCAGTTCTACAAGTTAACGATGCAATCGGCACAGTAACAAAGAATGGCGAGACCTTTGGCGCTGTGGCACCCAACCCAGGTAGTGTTGCACCCACAGTGGACCCGACACCAACTCCCCCGGTTGCTCCAACAGTGGTAAGCACAACTACCGTAGATTCTGTATCAACCAGTGTTACCAACGGAACCGCAACAGTTACAAATAGTATTGCATATGGCGCAAGTGCCGCCGTATTGGCCATTGACAACACCCGTGGCACACAAACAGCCAAGACATTGGCAGTGACACAAACAAAGACAACAACCATTACAACACCGTTTACAATAACATCTACAACTACAACTCCGGTAACAACTACTACAACTACAACTCCGGTGACAACCAAGACTTGGAGTGATAATTCTGTAACTGTTGAAAACGGTACTCCTGTTGTTAGTTCTGTAACTGTTGACTCTGTTAGTAGCAATAGTGTAGCTGGAACTGAGGTTGCTCAGGCAGCCTCCAGCAAAGACTATTCAACACGCATTGATCAATATGCCCAGTTGAGTAATGTTAACAAGATCATGAACTACGGGTTAGACAGCAATGTGTTAGACCGTAATCGTGTGCTAGGAGATAACTTTAACGTTTCAGAGCGTAACAATTTTTACGTAACAGGCTCAGCCAGCGAATCCGGCTCTGTAGGCGGTTACTCATTTAAAAGTATGACATATGGCCTAGGCTACGATTGGCAAGTTGCATCCAATTGGATTGTTGGTGCTCAGTTTAATCGTGGACAAGCACAGTTAACCGGCGCCGCAGGTACAAATGGCGGCGGTAACCTAAACAAAGATCACGTGGGCATTTATAGTGCTTACACAGTTAACGACTGGATCTTAAAGAACGACATTGGTTATGCCGCCAACACATTTGACACCAACCACAGTTTACCTGAATTGGGCATGAGCAATACAAGTTCGACCAAGGGTCAAGACTTGTGGGCAACTGCTCGTGTGTACACACCAGAGTGGAATGACATTCGTCCTTTTGTTGGTGTACGCTCAGAAACTAATCGTCGCAACGCGGTAACTGAATCTGGTAGTAGTTTAACAGCCGTGACATATGGTGCAGTCAATACTAACACAGTCAGCACAGACATTGGTGTACGTTATGACACTACGGTTGCTACAGATTGGCGTGTGACAGGTGAGTATGCTTACAACAGTCAAAACTTTAATACAGCCTACGCCAGCATTGGATACGCAATTGATCCCGTGAGTGTTGTACGCCTACGCTATGGTTATGGCAAGCAATATGATTACACAGTACAAAGTGCTATGATAGAGGCTCGCTTTAGTTTTTAATACAACCGTAATATTCTAGGACTTAAATAATCTTAGCGGACACAAAGATAGAGTGTCGTGGGAACTCGTAATCCACACTAAAGGACCTTTTGGTCCTTTTTCTTTGTCATAATTCTTTTGGTTGACCATTAATAAATACTATGTTACAGTTATATTACAGTAACCAAAAGGGAGGTAAGTTATGAAACAAAAGAAATTAATTTCTCGAGTATATCAGGCTTGCATAGACCACAATGCCGAGAAACAGCTTGAACTTCGCAAGAAGGAATTCGCCAAGATCGTTAAGCACAAGGCCGAAGGCAAATCATTTACAAACAAATGGACAGTGGTACAGGTTTAACAAAACCGTAACATTTCAAATACAGGTTGGGCGATAAATATTGGTATGACAGCCAAAACTTATCGCTCAATTTTTATTTCCGACATACACTTTGGCACTAGAGACTGCAAAGCCGAACAACTCAACAACTTTCTCAAACACAACACCTGTGAAACACTTTATCTAGTGGGCGACATCATTGACGCCTGGAAGATTCAACAAAACAAATGGCGATGGAAACAAAGCCACACCAATGCAATCAGACGAATCTTAGGACACGCCAAACGTGGTACACGAGTGATTTATGTGGCAGGCAACCACGACGAGTTTCTTCGTCCACTGATTCCATATGGTATGGGGTTCGGACGTGTTGAAATAATAAATCAAACAGAACACCTGGGTGCAGATGGCAAGCGTTACTTGGTAACACACGGAGACCTGTTTGATGGCATCACACGTTTGGCTCCTTGGTTAAGTTTCTTGGGAGATAAACTCTATGATCTAGTGCTGGATTGGAACAGTCGATTCAACTGGATTAGACATAAACTAGGGTTTGGTTACTGGAGTTTAAGCAAGTATCTCAAACATCGTGTCAAAAAAGCCGCAGACTTTATGTTTCAGTTTGAAATCAATCTAGCCACATATTGTAAGAAACGTGGCTTTGATGGTGTAATCTGCGGGCACATACATCACGCCGAGATTAAAGAGATAGATGGTGTTATTTACATGAATGATGGCGACTGGGTCGAATCAATGACTGCTCTAGTTGAACATCATGACGGTCGATGGGAAATCATAACTTGGACAAAGGCTCACGACAATGTGGATACTGATATTGTTAGCAGTTCACACAAATAATCCGCAAGACATACCGGGACGAATAACGATTGAGTTTGCTACTGAATCTGAATGTTTACGAGCTCAAAGTACTGTGCAGTACTGGCTTAAATTTGATAGTTTCAAGATAAGTACACGATGTCAAAAACAATCCTGATCATAACAGACAATGTGCCAGATCAAATCAACGGCGTGGTCACAACTTTCAAAAACTTGGAAGATCACGCTAGGCGTGACGGGTATAGTGTTGTTTATTGTCACCCCGGCCAGTTCCCTAATTTTGCTTGCCCTGGTTATGCTGAAGTTCGTCTGTGCTGGCCGCACGGTATCAGTAAAAAAATTAAGGCGATACAGCCGGATTTTATTCACATCGCTACAGAAGGCCCTGTAGGATTTTTTGCTCGTTGGTGGTGCGAACGCAATCACATTCCATACAATACAAGTTATCACACAGACTTTCCCGAGTTTCTTAAAACAATGTATCGGGTACCAAAAAGTTTAACTTACTGGTACTTGCGTTGGTTCCACAAAAACAGTCATCGTGTACTGGTCACAACTCGAACTATAGAAGCGGATTTGGCCGCACATGGATTTGAACGTATGGTTATCTGGACTCGGGGTGTACGTAGAGATATTAAACCCACTGTAGAGTGGTGCGACAATCGTTCTAGACCGATGCTACTCAATGTGGGTCGTGTTAGTGCCGAAAAAGGATTGATAGAATTAATTCCTTTACAAGATGCGTATACATTAGTCATAGTAGGCGACGGACCGTACATGGCTGAAGCACGTCGACTATTGCCCGGGGCAAAATTTGTGGGTTACAAGCAAGGACAGGAGTTGGTTGATTATTACAATCAAGCTGACGTATTTGTATTTCCCAGCCGTGCAGACACCTTTGGCCTGGTCATGATTGAAGCCATGGCACAAGGTACTCCTGTAGCAGCCTTTCCTGTACAAGGTCCCATAGACATCATTGAAAATGGCATAAACGGCTACATGGACAACGACCTAACAGTAGCAGTTGAAAAGTGTTTAAAACTAAGCGGTCGCGTAGTCAAACAGTCCAGTCAACGTTGGACCTGGGATGAATGTTGGCGTATTTTCAAAGACAATCTAGCAGTGATCAAGTAATAAATACTTGATGTTCAAAAAAATCTTAATCAGTCCTTGGACTGCTCTATTAACACTAGCAATCATTGTGGGCTTGCGTGTTGCAGATCCCATGTTTGTTGAAAGCGTAAGACTACGCT